TTTACTCTTTTTGGAGATGAGAAAACCAACGGGAGATCAAAATTTTCGTTGCCTTAACCTGCATCACGGTATAAATATTCCCGATTCATTTATGCAGCTCATTGAGAATTGCATGACCGATCCTGAGAGTGATGACTCGTGGGAGCTTAAAGATCCGCACACAAAAGAAGTCAGGGAAACTGTTTCTGCTCGTGATATTTGGCAAAGAATCCTTGAGATGCGGATGCAGACCGGTGAACCGTATATTCATTTCATTGATGAGTCAAATCGTAAGTTACCCAAATGGCTAAAAGATATTGGTCTTGAGATCAATCAGTCGAATCTTTGTTCTGAAATTATTCTACCGACTAACAAGGAAAGAACAGCAGTATGCTGTCTATCTTCCGTAAACCTAGAATACTTTGATGAGTGGTCAAAAGATAAAAACTTCCTGTCAGACATCTTGGAGATGCTCGACAATGTTCTTCAAAAGTTCATTGATGATTCTCCTGATGCCATTTCTCGTGCTAAGTTCTCTGCCATGCAAGAGCGATCCGTTGGTGTCGGAGCTCTCGGATTCCATGCATATCTACAGCGAAAAGGATTGCCCTGGGAATCTGCCCTTGCAAAATCCGCTAACCTCAGAATGTTTAGGCATATCCGAAAGGGACTTGACGAGGCTAATAAGAGATTGGGAACAGAACGAGGAGAAGCTCCAGACGCAAAAGGAACAGGACTTCGGTGTTCTCATGTCATGGCCATTGCACCCAATGCTTCATCTTCAATCATCATGGGAAATACATCGCCATCAATTGAGCCTTGGAGAGCTAACGCCTACCGTCAGGATACACTTTCAGGTGCCTTTCTAAACAAGAACAAGTACCTTGATAAACTTCTAAAAGAAAAATGTGAGGAGGATCCATCTATCGATTACGATAAAGCGTGGTCGACAATTATTGCTAATGATGGATCCGTTCAGACACTTAAATTTCTTACCGATTATGAGAAAGATATATATAAAACATCTATGGAAATTGATCAGCGTTGGATTATTGAGCATGCAGCAGACAGACAGCAATTTATTGACCAGTCACAGTCTTTGAATGTTTTCTTCAGACCTGACGCAAACATTTCTTATCTTCATGCGGTCCATTTTCTTGCATGGAAGAAAGGCTTAAAGACAATGTACTATTGTCGCTCAGAAAAAATCGGTAAGGCAGATAGAGTTTCCCGTAAGATTGAAAGACAAATTATTCAAGAGATTGATATGTCAGCAATTGCTGCTGGCGAAGAATGTCTAGCGTGTGAAGGATAAAATAATGAGTCGGCGATATAAGCATTGGTTTTGGAATAGCATTTTTATACGTTATCTTACTAGAATAAATACTCGATTTGGAAACTGGTTATGGTATCAGCAGTATGGAAAAGTAGAAAGAAAAAATGGCTAAAAAACTCAAATTACAAGACGAACGGGATTACTTCAAGCCATTTCACTATCCATGGGCCTATGATGCCTGGTTGAAGCATGAGCAGTCTCATTGGTTACACACTGAGGTACCGATGCTTGAGGACGTTAAGGATTGGAAGAATCGCCTATCAACTGAAGAGAAGTATTTTCTCACTCAGATCTTTCGGTTCTTCACTCAGTCGGATATTGACGTGGCTGGTGGTTACATCAAGAATTATCTACCAGCATTTCCCCAGCCAGAAGTTCGGATGATGCTCTCATCCTTTGCGGCCCGTGAAGCTCTTCACGTTGCAGCATACTCACACCTGATTGAATCACTTGGTATGCCTGAGTCAACATACAATGAGTTTCTCGAGTATGATGCTATGAGAGAGAAGCATGAGTATTTTCATTCAAAGGTTGACAATGGTGCAACAGTCCCGGTAAAAGTTGCTGCCATCTCTGCCTTCACTGAAGGTCTTGCTCTCTTTGCATCGTTCATCATGTTGTTAAACTTTCCACGGCACGGTAAGATGAAGGGTATGGGGCAGATCGTCACGTGGTCAATTGTTGACGAGACTCAGCATGCAGAGGCAATGATCCAGCTGTTTCGTACATATATTGAAGAAAACAGAGAGCTGTGGAATGACGAGACTAAATCTGCGATCTATACTATTGCAGATAAAATGGTTGAGCTTGAAGATAACTTTGTTGACCTAGCTTTTCAAATGGGCAAGGTCGAAGGGTTGCGTGATTACGAAGTTAAAGAATACATTCGATATATTGCAGACAGGCGACTTATCTCGATGGGAATGAAAGGGATCTTTAAGGTGAAAAAGAATCCGCTTCCCTGGGTGGAAGAAATGATTAATGCACCAACACATACAAACTTCTTCGAGAACAGGGCAACCGATTATGCAAAAGGTGCCCTTTCTGGTTCTTGGGATGAAGTTTGGGCCACTTAGGAGATAAACATGGGATGGAATCCATTTAAAAAGAAATCTTGGACTGATCTAGGTAATACAATCGTAAAACCAGTCGAAGATGTTGGAAATAAGATTGTAGATGGAACAGTTGATGCGGCCAATCAAGTAGCAGATACAGTAACTGATACAGCCAATCAAGTAGCTGACACAGTAACCAATGTCGCTAATGAAACTGCAAACTTCGTTGATGATCTTGTTAGTGATACAAGTAAAGCAGTTCAGCATACTGCTGCTACTTGTTCAGCGCAAGCTAGTGAATATGCCAAACAGGGTTTTGATGTTGCATCTGACGAGTGGAAGAGCGGTTCAAAAGCAGCTTGTGATGCGGTGAGTCATGGTGTAGAAGTTGTTGAACATGCAGCTACAGAAGCCTGGGAATGGATTGATGCAAATGCTTGTTATGTTGGATTGAATTTAGCATTGACAACGGGTTGTGTAATGTACTTCACTCCAAAGCCAGATCCAGCAGAACCTGGTACTGTTACAAGCACGGCAATCAGTTCAACATATCTTGGTTACCTTGTTTCAAAAGGAACAAATGCTGCAATGGCAACTGCGGTTGGTCACTTAATTACAGAGAGCATCTGGTTGATTCCAGGTGTCAAAGGTAACTGTGACAAACAGACACTAAACAATGTCATCGTGAATGTGATTGCAACTTGTAACCCAGCAGTATTAAGTGTAAGTCTTGCTACACCAGCGGGTGTTGGTATCTTTGTCGGCAGCGTGATTTCACCGATCGTTGCTCAGCTCGTCTGTGAAAAGATTGCGCCAAAAGGTATGACTGGAACTAAATAAGGAAAAAAGAATGGCTCCAACAAAACAACAAATTTCATGTGATGATTGTAGCTCAGAGTTTGAGATTAAATTTGATGAAAAAGAGCATGAGCTCACATATTGTCCGTTCTGTGGGGCTGATCTGTTCTGGGAAGATGATGATGAAGAAGACGATATATATAATGAATGGAGCGACCCAGACAATGACGATTATGAATGACTTGGTACTATAACGACAAACCCTTTACTAGCGAAATGATAGGTGACTATGTCGGTTTTGTTTATGTCATTACAGACAAATCAAATGGGCTTAAATATATCGGCAAAAAAGGTCTCATGTCAAGGAGAAGACTTCCTCCTCTTAAAGGTAAGACGAGAAGACGAGTTAAGATCATAGAGACTGATTGGCAAAATTACTATGGTTCAAACGAGTCAGTAAAACTACTCGTAGAAGAAAAGGGAAAAGAAAACTTTCATCGCGAAATAGTACGTTTATGCAAGAAAAAAGCAGAGATGAGTTACTATGAAGCTAAACTGCAATTTGAATCAGATTGCTTGTTGTATCCAGATCAGTACTATAATGAATTTATTGGATGTAAGATAAACCGATGGCACCTGTTGACAAAGACGAAGAATTGAAGTATAATGTATATGATAAGTTGCCAACAATTGGCAGCCCTGGTGAATCGTGGGATATGTTTTTAGTTCGTAAATTGAAAGAATATAATGAGTATCGTAATAGCCGGTCCCTGTCAGATTGAAAGTGTCGATCAGGGAAATATAATTGCAACCGTTTGTAAGGCCGTATGTGAAAAGTATGGCTATGACTATTATTTCAAGTCATCATTCGATAAAGCAAACAGAACAAGCATTAGTGGTCATCGAGGACTGGGTCTTAAAGAAGGCCTCGATGCTATTTTTAAAGTGAGTCAGCAAGTTCAAGTAAAAACTTGTGTTGATTTTCATGATGTCGAGCAGATCCGTCTTTGTGAGGATTGGGGATGGTTGCCAGATATTATCCAGATACCAGCATTTCTCTGTAGGCAAACCGATCTTCTCCTAGCAGCCGTAAAAACAGGAAAACTTGTAAACATCAAGAAGGGTCAATTCCTCGCACCCTGGGATGTCTCCGGTATCTTATCTAAAACTGGAACTGAAAATGTAATGATTACCGAGAGGGGCACGAGTTTTGGCTACAACACTCTTGTTGTTGATTATACTGGGCTTGAGTATATGCTCAATAATTACGACGTACCGATTGTGTTTGATGGGACGCATGCGGTCCAGAAACCTGGAGGACAGGGTTCGAGTAGCGGTGGTAATCGTGATTATGTTCCTGGTCTTTGTCGTGCTGCCTCCGCTCTTGGCGTTAGTAATTATTTTTTAGAAGTACACGAAGATCCAGAGAACGCACCATCAGACGGCCCTAATATGTTATGGTTGCCTGATTTTGAAAATGTAATTCGAGAGATAAGGATGTATCACCATGAAAGAGGGTAAAGTTTGGGGAACTACTGAAACACTCCTAACAACTAGCATGATTGAAGTTCATAGAATTAAAATCAATCCTAGGAGTTTTTGTTCATTGCACAAGCACGAGTTCAAGTGGAACATGTTCTATGTCATCAAAGGAAAATTATATATTGAAGTCGAGAAGAATAACTACGATTTGACTGACGTTACTGAACTCTTCCAGGGTCAGTACACATCAGTTAAGCCAAATGAGTATCACAAATTTTTTACAAAAGAAGAACCAGTCGAGGCTCTGGAAGTTTATTACTTGAACTCAATCAGTGAAGATATTATTCGCAAAACAGTGGGTGGGATTCAATGACAGATTTACCTGAACATCTAGGTGGGCACTTAAACAAAGTCCACACGGACAGAGGTTCTCTATTATACCTCAAAGAAAAATATAATATTCAGTCAATGCTAGATGTTGGGTGTGGACCGGGTGATATGGTCCAGATTGCCAATGATAGAGGCATCGATGCTTGGGGAGTAGACGGTGACTTTACTCTACAGTACTCAAGAGAATTAAAAGATAAAATTATAGTTCATGATTTCTGTACAGGACCAGCTCCTATAGAAAAGACTTTTGATCTTTGTTGGTCGGTGGAGTTTCTTGAACACGTTGAAGAAAAATATGTACCCAATTTTATGGATGCTTTCAATAAGTGCAGCTATGTCTTATGCACAGCTGCACCTCCTGGTCAAGCAGGGCATCATCATGTAAACTGTAGAGATTTAGATTACTGGACATATGTTTTTGGTCAATACGGCTTTGAGTATGATGCCGATGAAACTAACACCGTGAAAGAACACTCGAATATGCACAAACCATTCATCAAGCGCAATGGTATGTTTTTTAGGAGATAGATATGAGTGATACAATTCGTATGTTTATCGGGACTTCAAGTAATGGTGAAGACAATCCCATTGAAGCAATATATGAATATTCGTTGAGAAAAAACTGCTCTCAAGAAATTGACATTGTGTGGATGAAACAGACGAAAGATCCGACTTCTTTTTGGCATGGCTTTAATACACAGTTTTGGCCAACACCTTTCAGTGGATATCGGTGGGCTATTGCGGAGTACTGTAACTTCGAGGGTCGTGCACTCTACACCGATTGTGACATGATAAACTTCAAAGATATCTCTGAGCTTTGGAATGTGGACATGCAGGGAAAGCCACTCGCTGCTCGTAAGGGAACGAGATTTGGTGGGCATGAGTTCTGTGTAACACTCATTGATTGTGCAAAGTTCAAACAGTTTGCAGATGTACCAGTTTCTCGTCAACGTACTCTTGATAATTACCATCAGCGCTGTATCGGTCATTTCAGTGGCAATGATGAACTCGTTCACGAGCTCGATGCAAGGTGGAACTGCCTGGATGGTGAGCACTATATGATTGAAGATCTATGGCACTTGCACTGGACAAATATGGCGACACAGCCATGGCGACCAGGTTGGTTCAAGGGCATTCCTGCTGAACACCCAAGAGCTGATCTCGTTACATTGTTTGAAGATATGCTGATTGAAGCCAACGATGCTGGATATGATGGACAAACAGCAGAGTATCCGCCATTCGAGTATAATATTATAGGTAGATAGAATGTTTGAAATCAAGGGGCATAGACCTACAGGTAATGTTTTATTTGCATCTTGTGACAGTAAATATTTCAATGATTTTGGAATACCTCTACTGTATAGTGCGAATGAGCATGGACATGCTTTACACCTACACGTGATGAATCCGACTAAAGATGACGTCACTACACTGAGAGCTCTAGAAGCTAGAAAAAACTTCACATTTACTCATGAAGAAAATAATATTCATGCAAGAGAATATTATAGTTGCAATAGATTTATGGTCGCTCCTGCGTTCCTTGAAACAGCCGACAAGCTATTGATTATAGATACTGATTGCTTGGTTATGAATGAATTGGAATTTCCTGATGCTGATTTGGGATTATATTTGAGAGATCCTCTACCTGGAACAGTTGGATGGGAGCAAGAAGGAACTCATGTAGCGGCGGGAATGGTTCTGTTATCAAAACAGGCAATAGACTTTGCTAGAGACTTATCAAAGGCACTGTATGAGCATCAGTTGATTTGGTTTTTAGATCAAGTGATGTTGTGGCGCCTATATAATGTCTATAAAGAAAAGTTATCCTTTCATCAGTTTATGCCGGAAGATATGGACTGGGAGTTTTTACCTGATACAAAGATCTGGACGGGCAAAGGTCCTAGGAAGTATGACAATCCAAAGTACGTAGCAGAACAACAAAAATACAGAGACATGCATGTTTGCTAGTTTTTTAAAAAGAAATAATATCAATCATCATCGAAATCTTGCAATATCACCTGACTATGATAGCGCAGAAGAGATTGAAGATGAGGCATTGAGTGCTAGTAACAGTGAGACTTGGAACAGATGTCTTCGTAACTTATTTGACGCTGATGTGTATAGCGCTCATAAGAGTATTGACAGACCGCCATTTAATGATCCAGATTTAGTTCGCCATGGACTTCACCCATTTAGAAGAATCTACAGTCAATATGCGCATGAAAAAAGAACATCAAATTCTTTTGACAACGTAATATTCAATCGAATTGGCTTGTGTATTTTTAAAAACTATCTTCCAGAAGAAACAGTTGATGGTATCAGGAAAGAATTTGAAAACTTTAAAGTTGGTGTTGTGAACAAGCAACCGCATAATATAATTGCTATGAATGAAGAAAAGGCACCTAATATGGTTGTTGCTCTACATTCAATGAAAGATCTAATTGTTGGTATGATATCAGAAGAAGAATCAGATGAGATTCGCTTGAAGTATTTTACAAATACATTTGCTCAGAGAGTAGATAATGATCCAGATGATAATGATAACCAAAAGAATTCCCATGTGGATACATTTTTTCCAGCAATTAAGTGGTGGTATTTTCCAGATGAGGTAAAAGTAGAGCATGGACCACTGTGCTATGCTAAAAATAGCTGTTATCCTCACGACGCATACCTTGATTGGATATACCATGAGTCACTAAAATGTCTTGATGGTTCTTACGAGGAATGGAAACTCAAAGACCACGAGGAGGGATCTTTTAGAGCAAGTGATGAAGAGCTAAAAAACATGGGTCTTGAGATCAAGCCCGTAACAGTCGAAGCGAATACTCTTGTTATTGCAAATGTTGCTGGATTTCACCGAAGGGGTGACACGACAGTAAGGCACGTGCGTAATGCAATCCATGGCTCTATAAGAATTGACAATCCATTTTCGTGGAGTACTGAATGAAACTTTTATATCTGTCACCAAGACTTGATTGCTCATTCAAGAAAGGACATGTGCCTGATGTCGAGGGACCGCCAAACAATCCAGTAAGACTATACTGGGTAGAGTTTGAGAAACGGGTGCGTGAGTTCTGTGAAAGACACGGGCACGAATTTGTGCAGTTAAAAAAAGCTCTATGGCAGTTTACACCAGATGATGTTAAAAACTCAGATTGTGATCTTGCATTAATCCCACACCACGACTATAGAAGTTTTGATGCAGGTCCGAGGGGTCGCTACTATATGCAGATGGGTTATCCCTGGCTGTTCTCTATTGACTTCAGAGGATGGTGT